GTTTTGCGTGCCTCTGTGTAAGATTTTACACCCCGTACGGGTCGGCGTTCCTTTCTTTGGCTGACTTAGAGGCATGGCATGAATTGCATAACGGTTGCAAGTTTTCCGCATCAAAAAACTCGCCACCCAGTCGCACGGGTTTGATGTGGTCCACCATCTGCGCCAAGGTAATTAAACCGACATCCTCACACGCTTTGCACAACGGTGATGCTTGTAACACTGATGCGCGAAGGTTGCGCCATTGTGTAGTGTGGTATCGGGGCTCAACAAATGCGCCTTTGGTATACTCACGGCGAGGCTTACCGCCCTGCTTAGGTTTGTTTAGTGATGGCATTATAGGCGTGGGGTTAGATCTTCGGTGTACATGGTGCGCGATCCAGTAAAGTGGACCGGGATTGTATGGCATTCGCCGTGCCTGTTCTTAGCAACAATAACCTCAGCCTCTTCTATCTCGTGTTTCTCTCCGCTGTAGTACGCAGGTCGGAAAGGAAACAGCACAACGTCTGCGTCTTGCTCTATGCTTCCGCTCTCCCTAATGTCGGATAGCATGGGCCGCTTATCGCTTCGCTCTTCGCACTTACGGCTTAACTGAGCCAACACTACTACAGTAATCTGTAACTCTTTGGCCAATAGTTTGAGGCTTCTGCTGATCTCTGCTATCTCCTGTTCTCTGTCTCGCTTAGTTCCTTTGATTAATTGGATGTAATCGATTACCAATAAATCTAGGCCGTGTTTGGCTTTATGTATTTTGGCCTTGCTGTTCAACTGTTGTATGGTGCAGTTTGGCTCGTCATCTACAAAAAACTCTACATCACTGGCATTAACTGATTCGCATAGCTCCTGCAGTTCGTTATCCTTTAGCGTGGCGTTTCTTATCTTCCAGTTAACAATCTTGGTAATGATGGAAAAATAACGCTTGGTTAACTGCTCACTTGACATCTCTAGACTTAAAAATAAACCTTTGCCCTGTTGTTTAGCAAACTCATACATAAGCGATAAGGCTAGCGCTGTTTTACCTTGCCCAGGTCGTGCAGCCATTACAATAAAGTCGCCCGCATTCCAACCCCCTAGAATCCTATCTAATGACAGCCACCCGGTAGACTTTCCCGTTATCCTATCGCCGCGCTTAATAGCCTCGGTTATGTTGTCCACCATGGCAGCGCTCAGCTTATGGATGCTAACTGGGTCGTGTATTGTTGTGAAACGTGAATTATCCAATAGCGTTTGAATGCTTGCCATTAACTCGGTAAGCGGTAAGGTTAAGTCTAATTGGCCCAGGTCCTCAATCAGTTGTTTTTGTAAGTAACGGTGTTCTAATTGTGGGATGTAGTCGCTAATATTGGCCACATTGTAAACGTTTTGCCCTATAAAAATAACCTTAACACGATCGTCATGGCTCATGCCTTCGGTTAGGCTCATGTAATCTATTGGCTCGTTATTAAAGTATTTTTTAATCATGCGGTCCACCACTGTGCGGTTTAGCTTATTGGCAAACCATGCAGGCTTAATCCTTGGCAGCAATGCCCGGGTCTGTTCGTAAAATAGGAGCTGTCCTAGTATGTATTCTTCAAGGTTATTCATATTGGTTTGGGTTAAACATTTGTCTTTGTTTTACGGGTTGGTCTGCTTTGCTTATCCAAAAATCTGCGGCCGAACTTCCAATTTGTTATCTTAGTTTTATTTCGCATCCAGTTGGCGCTGTCGTAATAATTGTAAAACGCTAGCGCTTGCTCTTTGCTCATTTTGGCGTCAGCAAAGTAGTCAATGACTTGTTTTTTTTGTGGCGCAGCCCATAAAACATTATCCTTATCATTCCCATTTACATTAACATTATCATTATCATTTACATTAGGTTCGGTTTCGGTTATGGTTTGGTTATGGTTTGGTTTGTGTTCGGTTATGGTTTGGTTTTTTGGTCGGCCTCCTTTGTTGCCATTTGTATAGCGTTTTTGGTTGGCATCTAATTGCGGTTTTATGAGCTTAAACACAGTTGAAACCACCCCTGTTAATTTGGGCTCTGTTTCGTCTAGACTGTAGGCAAAAATTGCATTATATGCCTGGGCTTGTTGCTCAATGGGCAAATCTTGGATAGCCTCATAAAATGAGCGATAAAATACAATGCTGTCTCTCATGGCTCAACTTTCCAATCTGCTCAGTATGTGCTGTTCGCGGTAAAACTCAAACCCTTTGTTAAACCATTCCTGATGCGCTCGCTTTTCAGCATCCAGGCACTCGTTTCGCAGCTGCAATGCCGAGGTTAAAAGTTGATCGTCGTTGATGGCATTACGGCCATACGCTGTTAGTAGTTCTAGCATTTTCTGTGCATAGGTTTCGACTGGTGTTTTTTCTGTGTTCATAGTAGTTTTTCGTTATTTTCTTGCAGTTTAATAAATCCGCTGTCCTTTGTAGATCCAGTAGCCTTAATAAAGTCAATTTCTATCTTCGCCGAATTAATTATTACCTGCCCGACATCGGCCATCGCCTTGGCTGTTGCTATGTCAATATCGCCCTCTTTTAGGCGTTCTAAAGTTTCAAAAAGGTGATCTCTTAAATCGTTAATTTTATTGCGTGCCATTTTTTTCTAATTGGTTAATTTTACGTGTGATTGATTTTTTAATATGTATAACTTGCTTAATCGGCTCAGGCAAATTTTGGATGCTATTTTGTAGCATGTGGGCCTTTCTGTCTATTAACATCAAATTCTGTATACAGATATTTTGACGGTTGCCATCAATAAACCGCACAAACTTTCCGGCTGGTATTTCGCCGTGATGCTGTTTGTAAAGTAGTACATGCACAAACTCAAAGCCGTTTTCTGTCTTTTCTACCAAATAGCCATCCCTGGTACTACGGTGACCGATTGGTTTCGTGTTGTGTGGTGTTTGCCCTTTCTTAAATTGGGTTTCAACGCCGCCGATTTGTAAACCTTTCATTCCTTTGTTCCAAGACTTCATACCTTTTTGGAATTGGGTGCGTTGATGGCCCTTGTATGTGTCTTTATAGTGTTGTAAAAGCCATTCAGCATTCTTATGCAATCCGACCTTGTTAGCACGGTTATAAACTTGGGCAATTTCGCAGTTAAAAACTTTGGCTAGATCCTTGCAAAGCGTCGTTGGGTAAAGTTGTCGCAGCTGTTCGGTTTCCGCTTCTGTCCATCGTTTTCTTTTCATTCTTTTATTGCATAAGTTACTTGGATGTCGTGGGCCTTCTCGCCTAAAATTGTCTGCTTAAATGCCTTGCGCATTTCTTTTACCCAGTTCGCCTGCGGGCTGCCTATTTGTGCAACAAACTGCTGCACTTCTGGGCGCTGAAAACTGCGGTCTGTGTGTTCTATTTCTATTGTAATAATAAAGGTTTTCATTTTATACTTTGTTTATTGTTGCTCATAGTTTCACCTCTTCAATTTCAGCCAATTCAACCTCTTCAATTACATCTACTTCGTCGGCTAGTTCAGCCAGCACATCGTAATATAACTGCGTTTCGTGTTTGTAGCCAAGTTTCAAATAATTCTCAAACTGATCTGCGCCGTGAATGCCAGTCGAATGATCCTTGCACAGAAACCCGGCAAGCTTTGACCATTGTATTTTCATCTCATAACGGCCAACGTAAAAAAACAACTGTCGCCCGATCACATAATTTCGCCTACGCTGTGGGCTCACTAATTGCCCTGGTGTTATGTCACACACCCGGCAGACTGCTTTGCATAAACGCGACATGTTGCGAGGCTGTGGCTTTTTCCAATCAATGAGCGGGTTAATTAGTTCGCCCTTCAGTTCGGTAATTTCACGCTCGTGCTTCTGTATTAAGGTTTCTAGGTGACGCTCTAAATACGCCACCTTTTGCCTGCACTTTGCGTAAGCGAGTAAGTAATTAGTTTCCAATTCCATTTGCTTTGCGCTTAGCTCTCCATGCTTTTTTGTACTCGCTATTTTTTCTTTTCGCCTCGCCTGCTTTCCATAGCTCGGCCCTCATTTGTTCCATTTCATGAGCGTGCTGAATCATGGCCCTATTTAAATCGTCGCTTGTTTCATGGGCAACCTTGGCCCAAGTCTTTGAAACATCTTGCACGCTTCTAAGCTCAGCGCGTAGGTCCATAATGGTTAAATTGTAGTCGTGGGCCCTGCGGCTCTCTTCTTTGTACATTCCTTTCAGCCCCTTAATGTGAGCCATTTGCGCTTTGATTGTGCCAATGCTTACGATGGCAGCCAATGCGATGCTGGTGTAAAATATGTAGATCATAGTTTTTTGTTTTTAACGTTGTCAAATTCTAAATATAACGCCCTCACTGTGCTTGGGCTTTTGCCTAGTTGGTCGCCGATGGCTTGCCAGGTCTTGTTAAAATCATCACGAAGCACAGCCACAGCCCAAATCATTGGAATTGTGTTTTTATAGTAGGTTTTTTTGGTCATTTTATTGGCTATCTATAAATGCTGCGTAATCTCTAGCGTCCTTTTCGTTTTCAAAGGTGGCAAGCAGTTCGCCTGCATAATATACCCGCCATTTGGATATAAAATTAATCGTCGCCTTCACTACTGTTGCCTTCATACTTATATCCTACATAAGATTTTAACTCGTCTACACCTGATCTGTACAGACCCTCATAATACTTTTGGCCACCGGCTTGCCCTCCAGCTGCGTTGTAGGCCTCAATAATAACGTCGGCCTCTTCTTGCAGTCGTTTGTGCAGTTGTTTTAACGCCGCCGCTATTGCATCGCTTGCACGCAAGTTTTTGCCGTGGCGCTCAATAAATTGGTAATGGCTCTGCAAAGCTTGCAAATCCAAAATCAGCTTTTCTATTGGTGTGTTCATTTGTCGGCCCTCCCTTTGTACATTTTGCGCTGTAGCAGCATCTGCGAAAACTCGTTAAACTCTGGTAGGTACTCATCCCGCTCAAACTTGTAGGGCTGTGCCTCAGGGGTTTCGATTCTGCGCTTACGATTGCGCTTAATTACGTGGCTGCCGTACATCACCGCAATAGTGACAGGCGTAGCAATGATTAAATAAATGATGTCTAAACTCATAGTGTTTGTATCTTGTGAATGCAAACTAATAACATACAATTCACATAAGCAAGAAAAAAACAAAAAACTTTTACAAAAAAGTAAAGCCCCGTATTTCTACGAGGCCCTTTATGATACAGAACACCCAAGCTGTCAAACCTCGGCGCTACAAATCTACGGCATTTCTTCTATAGCCTGATCTATCTGTTTAGCCAGGCGTAAACTTTTTGGCTCGGCCCTTTCCCATCGGGTCAATAATTCGCGGTCAATACCCAGTTTATTACAGATGGCATTTAACGAAGTGCCCTTTTCGATACACTTAATTTTCCAAACTTTAACAATGTTTTCCTTATACATGCCACAAATATACAAAAAGATTTCGTATTTTTGCCATCATGAAAGTGAAACACATACTGTCAAAAAGCCGCTTGGACCTACTGAGAAAAGCCCCGGTCTTGTATAAACACAAATACATAGACGGCACCCTGCAAAAGGACGAAGATAGCCCGGCCCTTATTATGGGCAAGGCTGTGCACTGCAGAATTTTAGAGCCGCAAGAGTTTGGCAAGCGCTACACCATCGCCCCACAAATTGACCGACGCACAAAAGAAGGCAAAGAACTTTGGCACCAGTTTGCCATTCAAACCGAAGGGCTTACCATCTTGTCCAAAGATCAAGACAAGCAAATAGAAGCTATGGCAAAAGCCATTTATGACCATCCTGCGGCTGCCTATCTTTTAGCAAAGCCAGGCAAAAGTGAAATCATGGTTAATTGGCAGGACAGAACCCTAGTCGATTGCCGTGGAATCATTGACCGGTTAACTGATGACGGTTTGATAATTGACATTAAAACCACAGACGATGCAAGCCCTAAAGGTTTCGCAAGATCATGCCATAAATATCGCTATCATGTGCAAGCTGCGTTCTATTCCGACGGCGTGCCGAATAGCCAGGGCTTTTTCTTTATTGCTGTTGAAAAGTCCGAGCCGCACCTGGTCGGCGTTTATTACATGACGGCAGAAGATATGCAGCGAGGCCGTGAAGAATACCAACAAGATATTCAAACATTTATCGAGTGCGTAAAGCTAGACGAATGGCCTGGCTATGGCGATACAGTGCAACCCTTAACACTTTTTAACTATGGAAAATAAAACAGAAATTACCCCCTTGTCAAACTTTGATCTCGCCCAACGTGAGGCCAAAGCCCTGAGCGCCTCCGACCTTGTGCCAACACATTACAAAGGTAACGTTGCAAACACCCTTGTGGCCCTAGAAATTGCCCACAGAATCGGGGCCAGTCCGCTAATGGTTATGCAAAATCTGCACATCATTCACGGCCGCCCTTCATGGTCTAGCACTTTCGTAATTGCAGCTATAAACGGCTGCGGTAAATTTACCACGCTGCGCTTTGTTGGCGACTTGGCTAAGGGTATTAAAGCCGTCTGTGTAGAAAAGGCCACAGGCGAGCCCGTAGAGGGTCCTATTGTCACTATGGACATGGCCAAGGCCGAGGGCTGGGTAGACAAAGCAGGCAGCAAATGGAAAACAATGCCCGAGTTAATGATGCGCTACAGAGCAGCAGCGTTTTTTGGCCGTCTCTATGCACCCGAGATTACTATGGGTATGCACAGCGTTGAAGAAATCGTGGACATTCAGCACGAAGAGCCCAACGCTGTGGCCGAGATAAACAAGATGATCAGCCCAAAGGGTTAACCAGGTCCTTGCTTTCGATAAGCGTATAGCTAAAGCGGTTGCCATGCAAGGCAGCCGCTTTTTTTGCGAGCAACATAAACTCGTTGAAATCTGCAACACGTTTAAACACTTGACAGCCATGGCTCCAGTCATCGACCCGCGCAGAATCCACCCCGGCTTTGTGGATGTTAATACCAAATACACCCGTTTCTTTTTTGTCCTCTTGATAGATTCCGTCTTTTGTAAAATCACGATACACGGTTACAGGCCCGCATTGTTTTAATGCTTCATACTTTCCCTGGTGCAATCCGATGGCATGGCTGCCACGGTATTGGTTTGGAACTAGGCGAGCAGTGCCGCCGCCGTTGTCGCAGGTTGCTGGCCATTCCTTTACAACCCATCCGCCGCCCTGCTTGTAGGCAACAATAAGCTTGTCGTCAAATGCGTTGGTTACTTTCTTGCCAGTGTCGCTGTTGCGCACGCCTATTATGTTCAAATTAAACTCGCCATTTTCAAAGAAGGCGTAACCCTTGGCGGCCATCGTGGCCTTTAAAATTGCTATATTCATAAGATCAAAGTTAAAATAAATGCTGCAGCGATTACATACGTCACGCGTCTAAGTCTTATATACTTATCGTCACGCATTTTAATCTCGTTTAAAAGCTTATCCTGTATGCGCCCTTGGGTTTCTATTACTGCGCTATCTATCTTGCGGTATTCGCGACATAGTGCAAGATTCTCACGGGCCTCTGCACCCTTAATTAAATAGTAATTACTTGCCGCTAGAGTCGAGCTGTCTGTGCATTGCGATAAGCCGTAGCGTGGTGCCGCAGCTAGTATCGCCACTAAGAGATATATAAAGCGTGTCATATTTTTGATTTATTACAACCTGGGTATCGTGCAGCGTTTTGTATTTTAGTTTTAATTTATAGATCGTGTCTAGCTCCTTGTCGATTACACGAATAGCCGGACCATGCACGAGGCGCTCTATCTTTGGAACTGCGTACTCAACGTACAGAATGCCGCCGACAAACAGCAGAACAAACAGCAAAATAGTTAGACTATTCTTCGTCATTCTTTTTGCCGCTGAACTTGTCAACTGATGTGAAACCCAGGGTTAAAATCGTAACCCATTCAACAGCTGCGACAAGTTCTTTACTAGGTGCAATCTCTTGCGGGCTCATGCTGTTGTGTGCCATCGTTCCAAACAGAACAAACGCGCCAATGATTCCCACAAAACGCTTGCTGCTTAACTGGCCGTTGTCGCCCTTAAAAATCTCTAATAGTTTTTTCATCGTCCCTGCCCCCTATATTTTTTGAGTGGTTTGTTATTCTTAGAATGCACGCCCTTATTTTTACGCTTGGGCTTGGGTTGCCAACTTGCCGACGCTGTGCTCTTTGCCTTTGCCATTTTACAAGCCGTTGAGTTTTAACATATTGTTTATACTCAGCGTGTCAACTATTGGCTCGCCTTTGGCTGGCATTGTAGTGTCGACTCCGCTGTAAACCATTCGCGCAGCGTAAACCTCGGCCTTAGCCTCAGCAGCTACAACCGCCTGCTTTAACTCTTCTTTTTCCGCCACCTTGTCCTCTACCATCTTCTCACCCATTTCGTGAGCCTGAGCAGTTGCAACAGACGCCTCTTGCAAATGACTGCTAATTTTTTGTAGCATTAAGTCTACCTCATCCACTGGCACGGCTTTGCTCTTTGGCTGTGGAACTGCGACAATAGCAACAAATAACGAGGCGGCAAAAATCAAAGTAAAATGTTTCATAGTTTTCTCATTGTATTCATTATACGGATCTCGGTAATAGCAGCAGCAAGGGCGCTGTCGGACTTTTTAAGGGCGTAGCTTAGTCGGTCAATCTTCAAATCAAGTGCATCAATCTTTTGGTTGCTCTTTTCAATCTGCTCCTTGTAGCCCGAGCGAAGGTCAACATAAAGATAAGACACAGCCAACAGCATACAAAAAGCAACGGCAGCGATTGGATTCTTGCGAAATTGGTCAAAGCTAACAGGTAGCGCATTGGGTTTTACTTTTGGTGTAGTCATTACTTAATACTTGTTATAGGCTCAGGAAGTTTGCAATAATCCGACTCTGGAAACTTGGCGCAGTAGCCTTTTAAATATAGGCTGTCATCACCGCTGAATGTGTGAATCCCCATCGGTTCGGGCCATACCTCAAACGGGGCAAAACTTGCGGGGGGTTCTGAATAAAACAGAATGTCCACCGCCCATTTGTCGGACTGCTTTGTACATACGGGTTTGTCATCCACTTGCCCCCACTCTAAACAAATAAACCCAATTTCAACTACTGCGCAATCTTTCCAACTTTGGACTTTCGCCCCGTCGGGTGTGGTTGTAGTTGTTTCTATTAACTTGCGAAGGGTTGCCCATTGTGTAGGGGTGAACTCGAATTTCAAAAAGGTTTTCATAAGGTTGTGAGTGATGCAAGTTCTGCGTTTGTTAGGCGGGTTGGGAAAAGGATGGCTTGGTTTATTGAGCCGTCTAAAAGTTGTGAACCGCTCTGATACATTCCTAAATTTAACGAATCCAAAGAAGCCGATGCAAACGCTCCACTTGTATCGACTGCGATTTGTGTTCCATTCAAATAAAATGCGTAATCGTTTGCATTATACGCAATCGCAAATTTATACCTTCCCGCAATTTGTGCTGAACTTGTAGAATTAAAAACAAGTGTACCTACTGAATTAACAACCACTACTTCAAAAGTATTATTTGAATTAATTTCTAAATACATTCCTGCCGAACCGCTACCCAATAATCGAATGGGCGTTGTGTCGCTTGTGTTAGTTGTTGCGATGTAGTTAAAATCACAAAAAATTACTCCGCTCGTCTGCCCAATCAAACTACTTATCCCCGTCTTGCTACAAATATCCGCCACCCTTGTGGCACTTGCTGATGTTGTGTTTATGTAGGATGTGGGGTAGGATGATGCTTCTAATTGTGCGCCCCAAATTTGAATTGTACCACTGCCCCCGCTTGATTCATTACAAATTGCAATATGCTGAATCCCACTTGTCAATATAAAAGTAAATCGTTGCCATTCACTTGTAGTTGTAAAATCATTAGAAAAATCATCACCTCCCGTTGTTGAGTTTGCGATTTTGATTCTGAATTTTTTACCTACTGATGATTTGGCATAAACACTGACTGTGTGGGCTGTGAATGTTGCATCCCCTTGATTTGAAAAAACTTGCGATTGGTTAGATGTAGCAAAATTTAAAGTGTCTGCATTTTGTGTGCCATCGGGAGAAATTGTTGTATTTGTAGAAATTGATGCACCTAAATATGTATTCCAAGGGCTAAAATCTTCGCTTGGAAAAACCAAATTCGTACTCTGCTTCTCCAACAACAAACTAGGACACCCGCCCCCGCCATTTTGATAAGTTAATCTTGGAACATTTAAGCGGTCGGTTGTGGGGAAATAGGGTTTGGCGGTGCTACCTAAATTGGTTTGTGCGCCCCACGCGTAAAAAGTTCTTAATGTTGCGCTTCCTCCATCCGCTGCTAAATCAAATATATTTGAAGCACTTGAACCAACATTAAAAGTTATAATACATCTATACCACCCGTTACCTACACTTTCTATTGATGCGGTGTGTCCGCTTCCTTGACTTGTTACTGTGCCATTGCTTAAATCAAAAACTGATTTTACACCCGTGCCACTAATCAAACTTTGAAATCCAAAAAAATCATAACTTATTTTTTTTACATAAATCGAATAAGTATAAGTTTCATTTGCATTCAATGTAACGCTTTGTCGTATTACTGCGGTTGCGCTTGTTGAAATTGTGTCTGCGGTTGTTGTTCCATTTGGCGCGGTTGTAGTGTCTGCGGTTACAGATGTCGGGCTAAATTTTGTCCAAACCCCATTATCAATTTGCTCGCTATACTGCAACATATTCCACGGCACTACCTCAACCAATCCCGCACTATTTACACGGGTTCCGTTGGATGCACGGGTGAAACTCAAGTCCCCAGAGCCGTCGCTTGGCACTACACTATAAACCGTGTCCTCTTTATAGCCAGAGGGCACCATTACCAAACTAGCCTGATTTAATAAGTCGCTCATTTTTATAAGTTGTTAAGTTTTCTAAGTAAGCAGCCGATGCCTTCGTAATAGCCACCGTCTGCAGTTACACGCGCTTTATACAACTTGACCAGAGCCCAGCCCTGCCCTTTATAAGCTGTTCCTCGCGTGCCAATTCCGAGGTTTTGAGTTACTAGCATTTTTTAATAACCGATTACAGAGCCGCTGCTAATAATGAAGCCAGTAATTTTGTTGCCCTTGCCTGCTGGTAAGTATGCCCCCTGCTGAAAAGTAATACCGCTCATACCCCTTGCACTTAGTACATTGGTGGCGGTGCCATTTTCTTGAGTAACTGTAAAGCTAGTAAATACGGTGTCCTCAGTTGGGACTACCGCGTCGTAACTTACACTGGTAACGGTTGCAGCCGCGTGGTATTTAAACCCCTGCGAGCCTGCTATAATGTCTGCGCTTGCTTGTGCCATAATGCTTGCAATTTACAAACACATTAAACGCAAGTCGTTAACAAATTAAACGCTGGCTATAATATACCACTGCGCCCCGTCGCTTATAATTGTCTTGCTTCCGTAGTGGTTGCTTACAGTTGTAGTGCCTGAGCCGTTGATGTTGTAACCGTTGCCGCTAATTGTAACAGTATGGCCGCTGTTCGTCTTAATGAAGTAGTATTTTTTGCCCTTGCTCTGTGTGGCGTTAGGTAAGTTTATAGTTATGTTGCCGTCGCTAGAGTTACACAAAATAAGTTCGTACCCGTTTGTAATTGTGTGAGTTCCTGCTGTGTAAACCACTGAGGCGTTATGCTCTTGGAGGTGCCAAGACATCTGCTGTGCTGCATTGTCAAAATGCACCATAACCTCGTAACGTGTGTTAAGCGTTGGTGTAGTTGCCGGCGCACCATCGGCATCGTTTACCAGGTAATTAAGAACTAATGCAGGCGTGCGCTGTACTGAATCGTTTAGCCTTCCTATCTGCTCGTCTTGGTAATTAACACGATCCTTTAAACCAGTGCCAACTTTAAGCCCTTCGCCTGATGAGGTTAGCCCGGTGTATATTGGAACTAATCCCAACCACTCGCCAGCCCATTGCTCGGACCGTGCAGTATAAACAGCGCCGTTTATTAACCATTTGTAATTATCAAAGTAGAGTGATTTGATGGCCGTCAAAGTTCCTGCATCTGCCCACGTGCCCTGTATTGATGGCACAAAGTCCTTGTACAATCCCGCAATGCCTTGGCCTAGCATTTCGGTAGGCGTGCCATGTGTCACAGAATCCCAACCACCACGCCAATCGTCAGCAATTACCCACTGGTTACTTGAGTTGTAAGCCTCTATGTTTCCGATGGCATATTTGCTAGAGCTGCTGTAATACTTTGGCTCTAAAATTATCGGCGTAGAATTAACGGCATTCGCGTTGTCGGGCGTGTAGGTTTCAGTTATGTTAAAAGTAAAATCGGGGTTTTTGTAGGGCGATGCGTCCGCAAAGGCTAATTGAATAGATCCCCAAAATGGTTTAAAAAATTCATTGTATGCGCCCGTGCCGCCGAATATATTATATTTCTGTTTAACGGCTTTAACCCAGTTTATTTTAACCTCTAAAATTGTAAAGCCTGCAGGCGGGCTGCTTACTTGTTTGTCAAAAACAAAGCTGGTCCAGTTGCTATTTTGGAAGTCGTTTGCAATCGTTTCAATAAATGTACTAGTAGGCGCAGACGCAGCGCTAACCCATAGCAAAGTATTTAGATCTAACACCCGGTAGCCAGTGCCTCCATCCCTTAAATAAATTGTAATTGCTACATCCGATTTATCCTCTGGTCCCGTTGGCGATGTGGTAAATGTATGCCGTGCAAATTTAACAGCAAAGCGGATTCTTAAAGGTGCTTCGTCTGGCGTTGTTCCAGTTGGCACGCCTGTAAATGTTTTGGCAAAAAAAGTATCGGATTGGTTTGCGTATGTTCTGTAAGCCGTAGCACCTAGCATTCGCTCTGTGTCAATCTGCACATATTTAGCAGCGGCCTGGTAGCTGAGTGAGGGCTTGGCTATCCATTGCGGGCGTGTGTCGTTACCAAGTTGCACAGCGTGCGTGTAGGTACCGGTTCCAATATATTGCAGCGTGTAATTAAACTGCCGATAGGCAACGGTTGAATCTAGGTACTCAGTTGCAGAAACAAGCCAATACTTCCCAATCTCTAGCATAAATCTAGCTTGCAAGATTTCGCAAACTTGCTCCAGTGCAGCCTTGCAATCCATCATGTTGCTCTCAGCATATTGAAAAGCAGAAATGTCGGTGGCTTTAATATCTTTAAATTGGTCGTAATCGTCGACAAATGTATTTAAATCAACCTGCAAAAGGTCAATCCCTTTGCGTGTAGCATCCAAAGAAAACGGCGCAACAGCGTCTCTAAAATAATCTGTTTCAGTTCCCGCTACAACCCAATAATCTTTGAGCGCCAACTCATCTAAGCACCGACGAAATAACTGTGCTATAGTTATTTTGCCATCGGTAAACCACGAAGATTCTACCTTGTAACCGCTTAGCAATTCTAAACCATCCACAGCACCCAAAGAAATAACAGGCTTGGCTTCTATGGCTTCGCGTTGGAATGTCATTTGATCTGCAAGAACTCGGCCCACGTGCACCAAAGAATTATCTTGGTAAATAAGCACAGCCCAAAATTGTTCTGAGGTTGTGGCTATGGCTTTAAACTCGCCCAGTACAGTATTGGATGGCATGACCCAAAAAGATGTGGACCGTGAAGGGCGGATAGCATTTTGATAAAAGGTGTCGCCCTGCCCTTCGCGTTCTATTTCGTAGCCAACGCCTCCAAGCGTCAACTCAATAGAGGCGTTAAGACCTTGTAATTTCTCAAGCAAACACCCTGCGCCCTCCTGATACCCCCCTGCGGCTTGCACTCGGGCGGCGTAAAGACTTGCCTGTATCTCTGGAGTCGTACCTGTTGGCCCGTCCCAAATCTCAACGCGATGCAGTTTGCCTGTCACGGAATAAAAAGAACCAAAGTATTTTCTAGCCACGGCGTGCGTCTTTATTATATCTTTCCAAAACTATTGCTAAGTCTCGGCCTTGTATTGTAGTACTTGCAATAAACCCGCTGTTGTTGTTATTCATGTTTAGCATTCCCTTCAATTTGTCAAGTGGTGCAATTACCTCGGGGTTAGAACTTGCCCCTGGGTATTCACCAACAAGACCCAACGTCGGACCGCTAACAATACCACCATCGGCAAAGGCTTTAAGCTCTGGCCCTTGCTTTAACGAATTGCGCACAATGGTTGCGCCTGCAATCAAAGCAATACCAGCCGCCGCCGCCGCCGCTGGGTTTGTTAAAACTAATTTTTGGAAAGCTTGGGAAGCCAAAGCTGTAGCAACTAAAGC